TATCTTTCAACAAATGGAGCAAATGTTGCAAACGTAAGATTTGTTCAATCTGAAGTTGTGAGGGCCCGAGCAAATAATCTTTATGGCTATGTTGAATCATTTGATGCGAACAATAGAATACTTTATGTCTCACAATCCAATGGAGTTTTCACTCCAGGAATGTTCTTGACTGGAGACTATTCAAATGCGCGTTGGAATGTTTCTGCACAATCAGTCAATGTGGCAAATACGATAATGGCAACAGTTTCAGTCAGACAAGATCCAATTACATCAGTATTGGGTGACAGTTTTGGATTTGAGGATACAATTACAGAATATGAGTAATACGGACAAAAAATTATCAGAAGCCCTTGGAATTGAACCAATAGATACAAATCATCTGCCAGTAGCACTTCAAGAAAGTTCTAGTGATGATGCTGCTCATGCAAGAGAAAATATTCGCGGACTCATCAGCAGAGGTACAGTTGCAATTGATGAATTATCTAAAGTTGCAAAAGAATCTGAACATCCAAGGGCATATGAAGTATTATCAACTCTTTTGAAAAATGTTTCTGAAATGAATAAAGACTTATTGAACATACAGAAAATGAAAAAAGAGTTGGAAGGAACAGAAAAAATGCCTGCATTAAATATTGACAAGGCTGTATTTGTAGGCACTACAGCAGAATTGATCAAGATGAAGAAACAGCAAAATAATGATTGATGGATATTTAGGTAATCCGAAGTTAAAAAGAGTTGGTCAAGTAATTCAGTTTACGAAAGAACAGCAAGAAGAATTCTTTCGGTGTTCTGATGATCCAGTCTACTTCATAAAAAACTATGTAAAGATTGTCAACGTAGACAAAGGTCTTGTTGACTTTGAGATGTGGCCATTTCAAGAAGAGATGGTCAACACATTTCACAAAAACAGATTCTCAATTTGTAAAATGCCACGACAGGTAGGTAAGACGACAACATCTGTTGGATATATGTTGTGGTGTGTTTTATTTCAAGAAAACTTTACTGTTGGTGTTCTTGCAAACAAAGGAACCCTTGCGCGTGAAATTTTAGGTAGACTTCAATATGCATATGAATATTTACCACTTTGGTTGCAACAGGGAATATTAGTCTGGAACAAAGGAAATATTGAACTTGAAAATGGATCAAAGATTTATGCATATGCAACTACAGCAGCAGGTGTTCGTGGTGGAACTTATAATCTGATTTTTCTTGATGAGTTTGCATTCGTGCCACACAACATGGCACAAGAATTCTTCCAATCAACTTATCCAGTTATTTCATCTGGTAAAACCACAAAAGTTATTATCGTTTCAACTCCGAATGGAATGAATCAATTTTACAAAATGTGGATTGATGCGATAGAAAAAAGATCATCATATGTTCCAATTGAAGTGCATTGGTCAATGGTGCCAGGGCGTGATGATAAGTGGAAAGAAGAGACAATCCGAAATACTAGCGAAGAACAATTCAGAGTAGAGTTTGAATGTGAATTTATTGGATCTTCACACACATTGATTTCTGGCACAAAACTTCGTATGTTGACGTATAGATCGCCGATTGAAGAGTATGATGGATTGACCATCTATGAGCATCCAATCAGAGAAACATTTGATGATGCTGGAAAAGTAAAAGAAGCACCACATCTTTACTTTTTGATGGTTGATCCAGCACAAGGATTAGGACTTGACTATAGTGCAATAACAATTGTTGACGTTACAAACATACCATATAAATTAGTTGCAAAATACAGATCAAATACGATGCAACCTATTTTGATGCCAAACGTAATATATTCTTTGGCAAAACGATATAATGATGCATTTGTTCTTGTTGAAATCAACAACAACGGTCAGCAAATTGCCGATATACTACATAGTGATCTAGAGTATGAAAATCTTGTCAAAATTGAAAACAAGCCAAGAAGAGGTCAACATATAGCAGGTGGTTTCAAGAAAAACATGGCATACGGTGTCAAGACATCTGAATCTACTAAAAAGATTGGATGTGTCAACTTGAAAACTCTGATTGAAGGAAACAAGTTGATCGTTGAAGATTTTGACATTATTGCTGAATTGAATACGTTTGTACAGCAGAAAAATACGTTTGCTGCTGAAGAAGGACATCATGATGATTTGGTAATGTCTCTTGTTTTATTTGGTTGGTTAGTATCACAAAAATACTTTAAAGAAAATACGAATACTGATGTTCGCAGAAAATTGATTCAAGAGCAGTATGCTGCAATTGAAGAAGATTTGACACCAGTCGGTATCATTGATGATGGCAGAGGCGATCCATACTTTTATGAGGACAAAGAAGTCTGGTATGATGTTACGAACAAGTATTTTCCGTCAAAAATTTAAAAAGTATAAATAAACAAGTAAATACGTTACTAATAAGCCTGAAAAGGAGAATACAATGGCATTTCAACTTTCGCCCGGTGTGAATGTTTCAGAAATTGATCTGACAACAATCGTACCGTCTACAGCAACATCCATTGGTGCCTTTGCGGGAATCTTCAATTGGGGTCCAGTAAACGAAGTCACTCTTGTAACAGATGAAATTCGTTTAGTTGAGCGTTTCGGTAAGCCTGATTCTACAAATTATGAACACTGGTTTTCAGTTGCAAACTTCCTTGCATACACCAACAATCTTAAACTTGTAAGAGCAGCAAATACTACATCAACACTCAATGCTGTTGGTGGCGGTGCAGGACTCTTGATTGAAAATGAAACTGATTATATCGCAAATCATGCAAGTGGCAACACTACAATCGCATGGGCAGCAAAGTATCCTGGCGATTTAGGAAATAGTTTGAAGATTTCAGTTTGCGGATCAAGTGCGGCATTTTCAAGTAACTTGACAGCAGTTGCACCATTATCTGGTCAACAAAATGCAGGAAACACTACAATTTTCTTTGGTGGTACAATCTCATCAAATGTGATTGTTGGCGATTTGTTGACTTTTAGTGCAAATGATACAACAACTTTATATAAAGTCACAACAGTTAATAGTGCAAACGTAGTTGTAACTCCAGCACTTACAGCAAATATGGGAAGTTCAGTTTTTGTCACTCGCAGTTGGGAATATTCTGAAGTTATCAAAAATGCACCAGGAACATCAGATTATGCTTCATTGCAGGGTGGATCAGGCGATGAAATTCATGCTGTCGTTGTTGATGAAGATGGTAAGTTTACTGGAACAAAAAATACTGTTCTTGAGCGTTTTGAATTCTTGTCAAAAGGATTTGATGCAAGAACAGGTGATGGTTCTACAAATTATTACAAAGAAGTAATCAATTCAACTTCTCGTTATGTCTGGTGGATGGGACATCAAACTGGTGGAACAAATTGGGGCAATACAGTAAATAACACAACATATACAAGTGTTCTTCTTCCAGAAACAAAGAGTTTGACTAATGGTGCAGATGGTACAATTGGTAACGCAGAAATTATTGCAGCATACGATAAATTTGTAAATCCAGATGAAGTTGATATCTCATTGTTGATTTCTGGACCAGCAAATGCAACAATTGCAAATCATTTGATTGACAATATTGCAATAGTTAGAAAAGATTGCGTTGCATTCTTCTCACCAGAAAAAGCAGATGTTGTTGATAACGTGGGTGACGAATCAGTTGATGTCATTGCATATCGCAATACATTAACATCATCTTCATACGGTGTTATGGATTGTAACTGGAAGTATCAGTTTGACAAATATAACAATTTATATCGTTGGATTCCATTAAACGGTGACATTGCCGGTCTTTGTGCCCGTACTGATGCAGAACGTGATCCATGGTTCTCACCAGGTGGATTAAATCGTGGTATTATCAAGAATGTCGTCAAACTTGCATGGAATCCAGTAAAAGCAGAACGTGATGATCTTTACGTCAATGGTGTCAATCCTGTCGTAACATTCCCAGGAGAAGGCACAGTATTGTTTGGCGACAAGACATTGCAGAGCAAGCCAAGTGCATTTGATCGCATCAATGTTCGTAGATTGTTTATTGTTCTTGAGAAGTCAATTTCAAGAGCATCACGTTTCAGTCTGTTTGAATTCAACGATCAATTTACACGCGCACAGTTTGTTTCTCTCGTTGAACCATATCTTCGTGACATTCAAGGTCGTCGTGGAATTTATGACTTCCGCGTTGTCTGCGATGAAACAAACAATACTGGTGAAGTAATTGATCGCAACGAATTCATTGGCGACATTTATATCAAGCCTGCTCGTAGCATCAACTTCATTCAATTGAACTTTGTTGCAGTAAGAACTGGTGTAAGTTTTGACGAAATCGTAGGTAAATTCTAATAAATAAGAGAGACAGGAGACACAAAAATGGCATTCAATGTAAATGAGTTCCGCTCTCAAATGCAATTGGACGGGG